ATGCCCAAGACCACCCCACCGACTTCGGTCGCCGCGATCGTAACTGAGCACGGCATCGCCAAGCGCACCGTCATCGCCGCCATCGAGCGAGGCGACCTCAAGGCCGAAAAACTCCCCGGCCGGACCGGCGCCTACGTCATCCAGCACCGCGACGTCGAGAAGTGGATCGCCAAGCGTGAAGCGAAGGCATCGGTATGACCGCTACCGAGACCTGGACTCTCCAGGCTGTCGACTACCGGGGCGGCGTCGTCGGCCAGTTGGACATCAAGGCCGAGTGCACAGACGGCCGGAGCGGGATCATCACGATGACGCGCTGGCCGAGCGTCGGCTGGCGAGCGCCACTCCACCTGAACTTGCCGCCGAAGATGGAGCAGGCCGTCCAGCGGGTCGCTCGTGAAGCGGTAGAGCTGGGGATGGTCGCATGACCGCCGTCGATCTCCAGCTGTTCAAATTCGAGCACCAGCCCGTGCGCGTCGTGTTGGTCGACGGTGACCCGTGGTTTGTCGCCCGCGACGTCTGCACCGCGATCGGCCTGACGAACCTCTCAATGGCGCTGTCTCGTATCGATGACGACGAGAAGGGGGTCAGTCAGATTGACACCCCCGGTGGCCAGCAGCAAATGGCCACGATTGCGGAGTCGGGCCTCTACTCGCTGGTGCTGCGCTCAGACAAGAAGGAGGCGGCGAGGTTCCGCCGCTGGGTGACGCACAAGGTGCTGCCCGAGATCCGTCGCACTGGCAGTTACAGCGAGATGCCTGCGGCCCCGGTGCAGCTCCCGTCGAAGAAGGAACTGGCGCAGTGGGTCGTCGAGGCTGAGGAACGCGCCGAGCTCGCCGAAGCCCGGGCCCGCGAGTTGGAGCCGCCAGCTGCTGCGTGGAACGAGTTGGCCGACGCGGCCGGTGACTACTCGGTCGCTGACGCGGCGAAGGTGTTGTGCCGGGATCCGAAGATCAGCATCGGTGAGCGGCGTCTGTTCGACGCGATGCACGGTATGCACTGGATTTATCGGCCGCGTGGTGGTCGTTGGCGCGCCTATCAGGATCAGTTGGATAGCGGCCGCCTGGTTGAGAAGGTCGGTAAGCCGTATTACCACGCTGGCCGCGATGAGGTGGTGGCCGCTGATCCTGTCGTGCGGGTCACGCCGAAGGGGTTGGCGGCTTTGCATCAGAAGCTCGGTGGCAGTGGGCAGCTGGAGTTGATGGCGGTCGTGTCATGACGATCATCGATCCGGTTCAGAAGTTGCGCGCTTTGGAGCGGCTGCTGGATTCGTCGTTGCGGGAGTTCCGCGAGGCGTATGACGGGCAGCCGTTTCCGCCGTCGACGAAGAACGTCGATTTTTTGGATGGTCAGACGGATGCGTTGGCGTTGGCGTTGGCGTGTCTGCGGGAGTCGTCGGCGCCGGAGGAGTTGCGGGCTGCTGGTGAGCGCCTGGCGGCGCGGGTGGCGTCGTGACGGCCCCGGTGTTCCGCAGCCTCGAGCAGCTTTCCGGTGTGCGTTCGGGTGTTGAGGCGGTGTTGTCGGCGGCTGACAGCGTGGCGGGTGAGTTGGATCGGCTGCGCGTTGAGAACGCGTTGTTGCGTCGCCAGGTTCGGCAGTTGACGGCGAAAGCTGCTGACGCTGCGGCGTTGTGCGCGACGTACAGCGACGAGATCCGGGTGTTGAGCGCGGAGCTGGAGTCGTATCGTTCCGGCGTTCCGAGGAGGTCGTCATGAACTGGTTGCTCATCAACACGGTGATGCTCATCCTGTCGTGTCTGATGGCCGGTCGGGCGTATTCACACCGCCGGTTCGCTTGGATGGGTATCTGGGTCGGATTCGCTGTCATGTGGGCGATCTGGCTCGCGATGCGCGTGTTCTCGCTGGTCGTCCGGTGGGAAGTGGTGGTGTACCAGTGATCGCCATCGCTGTCCCTGCCGTGTTCGCGGCCGCTGTGGTTGTCGGTTTGTGGTTGGTGCGTCGCAATAACGCGCCGTGGACTGATCCGCGTGTGGAGAGGTTCCGCCGATGAGCGTCTTGCCGCTGCCTCTGCGTTTGGCCGTGTGGGCGACTGATTCGATCGGCGGGTTCCTCGACGCTTTGATGCCGGCGAATCATATTGAGCCGTGCACGGATTGCGGTGTGTCGACGCGGCGGGGTGTGCAGCCGTGCACAACCTGCATGTACGCGGCGGCCGACGGGTTGGCGGATGCTGAGGCTGAGGTCGAGGTGTCCGAACCTCACGAGTGCGGCGTGGGGGATGCCGAATACTGGCAGGGTTCCGCGGGCGATCTTCACGTATGCCCCGTCTGCGGTACCTGCTGGAAGGCTGAATCTGCTGGCCCACTAGATATTCGGTGGGTCCGGCTCCATGATTCCGCGGGTGTGGCCGCGCCAACCGGGACGCCGGGACAAAGCAACGGGAACGCTCGTAGTGGCTCCGTTGGCCCACACCAAGACTCCGCAGCCAGCGCGGCCGCGGAACTGTCGCCCATCACATCCCCGGTGGGCGATACCGGCTCGGCCGTGGCGGACCTCCCCCCCGATTCCGTCACGGCCGAGTCTCCAAACCTGAAGTCCCCCGATCCCGCCGAGATGCCGTTGTGGCCTGACTGGCTGGTGATGATGCACGCCGCCAATTGTCTGGAGTGGCCGAAGCATGAGCAGTTGGTCGGCGCGCTACGCGCCCGCGCTATGCGCTCCCATCGCATCAAGAAGTCCACACCGCCAGCGGGAGTCACGCACAGCGATCTCATCGACGCGGCGCGGATATTGAGCACTCGGGCTGAATTCCAGACGGACAGTGCCGAGGAGTATCGGCTGCGCTCGCTCGCCAACCGGCTATTCGATGCCGGATCTGCTGATCCCAACCCATAAGCGACGGCCCCCCGCTGTCACGAGGGGCCGTCTATCGACAACGGAATCGATGAAAGGAATCCCGATGTCACACCGAATCATAATCCCGCCCTCTGCTAGGCCGGTGTGGACGCCGACCGATGCTGCGGCGCTCCGGCTGCGCGCCGATTTGGCGCGGACCGCCGAGCTGGAGCCGGTGGTGTTGGGCCGGTCGCCCCGCCTGGCTGAACTGATGGAAACGGAGCTCGGGCGATGATGGGCATCCGGCCCCGTGTGCTGCGGCGGCGTCTGCTGCTGGTCGGCATCGGTGGGATGCTCGCGGCCGGGTCGATCACTGCCGGGGTTGCGAAGGCCGATACCGTCCTCGCAGCCGAGGGCCTCATGCAGCGCCCCGGCAAGACGCAGACGGCGTTCGGTGGCGTGTTCTGCGAGCACCACACCTGCCAGTCGGTGAACAACCCGACCGGGCTGTTCACGGCGTTCACGAACGTGCCGAGGGGCGCGGCGATGGTCGCGGCCGCGGTGGGTGCGACTAAGGGGCCGGTCATGGTGATCGGGTGGAGCCTCGGAGCTGCATCTATCGAGCGGCAGCTACGAGAGTGGGCCGACAACCCCGAAAGCGCGCCGGCTGTTGACCGGGTGCGGGTGGTGACGTTCGGGGCGCCGGAGCCGACTGGCCGGGATCGTGACCGCGCCGCCGCTATCCCAGCCACCGCGCCGCGCTACGAACAACTCGACGTGGTCGCGCAGTACGACAAGATCGCCGACAAACCGGACCGTTGGGGCTGGTACTCGATGATCAACACGGCGTCGTCGCAGCACTTCTCGTACTTCGACGTCGACATTGATGACCCCCGCCACCTCGTCTATCGGGACGGGCAGACGACCCGCATGCTCATCGAGGCCGACGTGCTTCCCATGCTCAAGAAGTGGGACTGGCTGCTGTCCGATGAGCGGATGGCGGAGCTGGACGCAAAGTATCGGCCGCTGGTGGAGCGTGACTACGACCGGCCCGACTACGTGCCACAGGGTGCGGGTGCTGACTGGGGCAACGGTGTCGAGCCCGAGGCGTTGCGTGGGGAGGCCGAGTGGGACACGACGACGAGCGATGTCGAAACCCTGTCTGCCGAATCTGTCACCGAGACAGCACCCTCCAGCGGGTCGGGCGGCACAACCAGTGGCCGCGCCGCGGCGAGGTCGTCACACGCGACCCCGGACAGTACCGGGGACGACACCGGGCGCCCTGACACCACCGACCCGGGCGACAAACCGGGCCGCGACAAGAGCGGCGACGGCGGCGACGGCAGTGACGGCAGTGACGGCAGCGATGGGGGTGCGGAGTGACGCTCAACGTGAACGCCACACCGAACCGGCTGTGCATGACGGGCGACGTCACCGTCGGCACCCACTTCGGCCCGGTGCAGTCGGTGACACCTATCTGCATTGAGGGACAAGGGCATCGCCCACATGTAGATGTGCGGTTCGCCGGCGGGCTGCGGCTCGAGCTTGACCAGGCGGCCGTCGTGGAGTTGGCAAGACGCTTCCCGGAAGCGTTGGCGCGGCTTCCGTTCCTGCCGGATGTTCACGACGCGTGCCTCGACCAGGACGACGAGACGGGAGGTGCGTGATGGCGTTCCGGTTTGTGTCGCACAGGTTGGACGCTGCGTGCCCGGACTGCGGCTGCCCGCAGTGGCTGCACGGCGAGGTCGGCTGTTTGAAGAAGCGGCGCGGCTCGTCCCGGTCAGTGTTGTCGTCGTGTGATTGTCGCCGCACCGCAGAGGATTTCGCGGCATGACGGCGATGGTGGACTTGGATGCGGTGCTCGGTGAGGCGCAGGCGTTTGTGTCTTCGCAGGACGTTCACCGCGACACGTGGGAGCGGCAGCAGCGGGTGCGGCGGTTGACGGCGTGCGGCAGGTCGGCGGCGGAAATCGCTGAGGCGGTGGAGTTGTCGGATCGGCATGTGGTGCGTCTGCGGTCGAAGGCGTTGCCGGTGGAGCCGCCGCACCTGCCGGACCCGGAGTCGATCACGGCGGAGCGGGCGGCCGAGGTGGAGGGCCTGGCGCAGACCGCATTTGAGTGGGCGGGCATGTTGCGTGATGAGGATCCGGTCGTGGTCTACGAGGCGTTGCGCCGACTGACTCATCGACAGCTCGTCGAGTTTGCGATAGTGGCGCTCGCGATGGTTCCGTCGGACGCGACGATCACCGAAATATTTGGCTGGGTACTGGACTTGCCCGCAGCCAGGGGGGTTGACGGATGATGTCGAACCGCCGCAGCCTCGACGAACTGTTGGCCCGCGCTCGAGCGGAGCTGGCTGTGAACGAGACCATCACGGTATACGAGTTCATCGACGGGGGTGAACTCCCCGGGTTTGAGATTAGGCGTCCCGCGAATCCCTACCTGGGATTCGGGAAGTCATTCGTGAAGCTTTCGGCGTCCGTAGCCAGGATGGCGGCACAAATGGAAAACTTTGCCGATTCGCTACGGAAGTCGCTGTCATGAGCCGTAATCCGTTGGTGTTGCCCGCCGCTGTGCTGTTTTGCGCAGCGTGGTGGGCGGTGTGGTTCAGCCTGCCCGCGTTCGGGCTGTTGTTGGCGGCTTCGGCGGCGGCGTTCCTGGCCGGTGATGCGGTCGCGCACGTTCGCCAGGCACACGCCGAAGCCGCGGCCCTGCGGGAGGTCGACGACTGGGACACCCATGTGGCGTCGGCGATCGCGGTGATCCGGGAACGCAACCCGCATCGAGTTCGACCGGATCGTGGCCGCCCGCTTGGGTGATCTGCGCGGCCTGTGGCCCTCGGATTCGGGGGCACCGGAATGACCGCGCCCACGACTGCCCGTCACGGTGCGGTGTGTGTGTGCGTGAGGTGCTGCGACAACGACGCCGCCCGCGAGGACACCGTGTACGCGGCGGAGCGTGACGAGGCCCGGTCGGCCCGTTTCGGGATGTCGGAGATGGAACGCGCCCGGTCGTGCCGCCATCAGGTGGGCCGCTCGGGTGCGTGCCGGCAGTGCGGTGAGCAACTAGTCACAAGGGACGAGGCATGACCGGCGATAGCTACGGCGAGGTGTATCAGGCGGGGATCGACGCTGCGATGACGGAGGTGTGCGCGGCGATGCGGGAGTGCGATGGCACCGCCGAGGACCTGTATCTGAGGGCGCGGGGTCGGGTTGCGCGGCATGAGCGTGGCCGCCGCGCCGCGATTGTTGCGGAGGCAGCGCGGTGACCGCGGTGCAGGCCGAGCCGGATGGCGTGTTCGCCGGGGTCGCGGAGGAGGCGTACCACGCAGACCGCAGCTCACTGTCGGTGTCGGGGGCGAAGCTGCTGCTACCCCCGAGTTGCCCGGCGAAGTTCCGGTGGTCGCAGGACCATCCGCAGAAACCGAAGCGGGTGTACGACTTCGGGCATCTGGCGCATCTGATGGTGTTGGGTGAGGGCGGCGAGTTCGTCATCTTGGATCCGGCGATCGTGGGGGTGAAGAAGGACGGCACCGTCGCTGACAGCCCACGTTCGACGGCCGGCTGGAAGAAGGCGGAGGCGGAGGCCCGCGCGGCGGGTGCGACGCCGGTGGGGTTGCCGGAGTGGGAGCTGGCCGAACAGATGGCCGAGCAGGTGCGCAACCATGCGGAGGCGGGTCCGCTGTTCGAGCGTGGGCATGCGGAGCGGTCGATGTACTGGACTGATGGTGACGGGGTGCGGCTGCGTGGCCGCACCGACTGGCTCACCACCGTCGATGACCAGCTCGTGTGTGTGGACTACAAAACGTCGGTGACGGCCAACCCTGACGCCTTGGTCCGCAAGTTTTGGCAGCTGGGCTACTTCATGCAGGCCGCCTGGTATCGGGACCTGTTGATCGCGCTGGGCCTGTCCGATAACCCCGACTTTCTGTTCGTCGTGCAGGAGAAGGAACCACCGTTCGAGGTGGTGGTGGTGCGTTACGACGACGACGCGATCGCGGAGGGCCGCCGGCTGAACCGGCAGGCGATCGACACGTATCGGCGGTGCCGCGACAGCGGTGTCTGGCCCGGTTATGCACCGGATACGACTGTGACGCTGAGCCTTCCGGGCTGGGCGTTGCGTGAAGCACAGGACTTCGCCGACCAGGCGGAGGCCGAATCACTCATCAACGAATTGGAAGGGATCTATCAGTGACCACCACGACCGAGGTCGCCACGAACGAGCAGAAGCAGCCGACGTTGGCGCAGCTGATCAAGCAGATGGAGCCGGAGATCGCGAAGGCGTTGCCGTCGCATATGAAGCCGGAGCGGATGGCGCGGATCGCGACGACGGTGTTGCGGCAGACGCCGGCGTTGGCGCGGTGCACACCCGAGAGCTTTCTGGGGGCGCTGCTGACGGCGTCGCAGCTCGGCCTCGAGCCGGGCCCGATCGGCGAGTCGTACTTTGTGCCGTTCGGCCGCGACGTCACGTTCATCCCCGGCTATCGCGGCCTGATCAAGTTGGCCCGCAACTCCGGGCAGCTCGTCGACATTTGGGCTGAGATCGTCTACAGCAACGACGAGTTCGACTACACGTTGGGTTTGCATCGCGATTTGAAGCATGTCCCGGCGAAGGGTGATCGGGGTGAGCCGACGCATGTGTACGCGGCGGCGGAGTTGAAGGACGGCGGGCATCCGTTCGTGGTGATGACGACCGCGGAGGTGGATGCGATCCGTAAACGGTCCCGCGCGAGCAGCAACGGGCCGTGGGTGACGGATTGGGCGGCGATGGCGCGTAAGACGGCGGTGAAGCAGCTGTCGAAGTGGCTGCCGTTGTCGGCGGAGTTCAACGCCGCGTCGGTGTTGGACGGCGCTGTCCGCACGGATTTGAAGTCGCAGGTGATCGATGTGGCCCCGGATTACGACGTCGACGGTGAGGTGATGCCGGACGATCAGCCGGCCGTGGAGGCGCCGAAGCAGCCTGCGAAGGGCAAGACGCGCAGCAAGGCAGCGGAGCCGCCGGCGGATGAGGTGTTCGCCACCGCGGACCAGTTGGCGAAGCTCAAGCAGATCCAGGACATGGAGAAGTACGACGACGACGGGTGGCGGGACTTCGTGGCCGCCACGATCCAGCAGGACCGGGTGGAGGCGATCGACAGGTTGACGCCGGAGCAGGCGCAGACCGTGATCGATCTGTTCGCTGAGGAGGCCGCGAAGTGACGATCTCGGTTGCGACAGCGTCGCTGGTGGACCTGCTGACCGATGCGCTGCACACCGCAGCGCCGCACACGGGTGGTGTGCACTTGTCGTCGCATCGGGCGCCGTGGAAAGAAGAACCGGGCGACGTGGATTTGTTGGCGGCGACGTCGACGACCGGGTCGGTGGTGGGACACATGTGGATTCCCGTCGAAGGGAATTTGACGTCGGCGGTGTGGCCGGTCGGGTCGACCACGACGGCGCTCGGTGTGTTGCGCCGGCTGGCGAAGAAGGGCGACAACCATTCCGTCGACATCGACATGTATCAGGCGGATCCGCCGGAGAACTTGAAAGAGGGTGAGCACCCGGGGTGGATTGTGACGATCGCGGAAACATCGGCGTTGTTTGATTCGGACACGGAGTTTCAGTTCCACGCCCATGATGCGTCGAAGTTTCCGCTGCGCCGCGCCGGGATGTTGTTGCGCGGCCAGATTTTGAAGGCCGACGACGACGAGGAGGATTACGCCGCTACACCTTTGACGTTGTGGTCGGCGGGCGTGATGGGGCCTTTGGTGAAGGTCGCGAAACGCCGCGGAGGCACGATCCGACTGTTCCGGTCATCGGATCAGCGGACGCAGCTGGTGCAGATCGGTGACACGTGGATCGGGGCCGCCTACCCGTCGCCGCCGCTGCCGGGTGAGCCGAAAGACGCCCCATCGATCGAACCCGTGCTCGACGGCGGGGAGTCGGCAGCTGGGCAGACCACGATCGACGACGAGCAGCCGGGCGACTGATGCCGACTCGTCTGGGTGAGCGGCCGGTCACGACCGTGGCGGACGCGGCGCGTGTCGGTGCGCTGCTCGCCGCGCTCGGCCTGGTGGCGGGCGAGCCGACGTTCACGTTGACGATTCCTGGTGTGCCGTATTCGAAGTCGCGGCCGCGTTCGGATATGAGGAACCGGCGGGTCTACCACGACCCCGCGGACGTGGCCGCCGAACGCACGACTGCCGTGTATCTGCGGGCCACGGTGCGGGAGCCGTTCACCGGGAATGTGGCGTTGGCGTGCCTGTTCTACCGGCCTACCCGCGGCGTCGTGGACGTCGACAACCTTTTGAAGCATGTGGCCGATGCAGGTAATCCGCCGGCGCGCGGCGCACTGGGTGTGCTGTGGGCCGATGACTGCCAGTGCACCGCGCAAGCCGGTCTGCTGTTCCTCGACCGGAACGAGCCCCGAACCGTCGTCGCGGTCGGTGTGCACGACACCAATCTGACCCGGGACTACTCCGTCCCGAAGAAGCCGAAAGGTGCTCTGCCGTTATGGGATTGAAACGACCACATCTGGTTGACCAGAAGGAGAACGCTACCGGCCAGTTTTGGTACACGGTGCGGGGCGGGAACGGGGCGAATCTGTTGACGTCGGAGATGTATCCGACGCGGTCGAACGCAATTCGGGCGGCCCGCCGCTACATCGCGTCGATCGATCCGGTGCCGGTGCGGTTCACGTACTGGACAGGGTTGACACCCGTAACCCTCGCTGGCTGGCACGCGCCGTCCCCGACAGCACGGCGACAGGTCACGGAGCGGATCCGGTGATCACGCTCACTGATCTGTTCTGCGGTGCGGGTGGCAGTTCGACGGGTGCGATCGCGATTCCCGGCGTCTCGGTTCGGATCGCCTCGAATCACTGGGATCTCGCCGTCGAAACTCACAACTCCAACCATCCCGACGCTGACCACCTGTGCGCCGACCTGTCGCAGATCAGCCCGCGATACTTCCCACGCACTGACATTCTATGGGCGTCACCGGAGTGCACGAACCACAGCGTGGCCCGCGGGAAGAAACGCGCTGACGCGCAGCCGGATCTGTTCGGGGAGGTGTTGCCCGATGCGGCGGCCGAGCGGTCCAGGGCCACGATGTGGGATGTTCCGCGGTTCGCCGAGCACCACCGCTACCAGGCGGTCATCGTCGAGAACGTTGTCGACGCTTGGAACTGGGAACCGTTCCGGGCGTGGCTGATGGCGATGGACTCTCTGGGCTACGAGCACCACGTGGTGTTCCTGAACTCGATGCACGCGCAGACGTTCGGGCTGGGCGCGCCGCAGTCCCGCGATCGCATGTACGTGGTGTTTTGGCGCAAGGGCAACCCGATGCCCGACTTCGTGCGCGTCACCAGCCCCGCCGCGATCTGCCCTGACTGTGGCGCGGTGCGGGCTAGGCAGGTGTTCAAGAATCACGACCGCGCACCGTGGGGCCGGTACCGGTCGCAGTACGTGTTCCGCTGCCCGAACATTAAGTGCCGGAATCAGATCGTCGAGCCGTCGTTCCGGCCTGCCGCCGAGATCATCGACTGGGCGCTACGCGGACAGCGCATCGGTGACCGTGCTCGGCCGCTGGCGGACAAGACGCTCGCGCGGATCCGCGCTGGGATCGAACGCTATTGGGCACCGCTGCTGGTGCCAGTCGAGGGCCGCGACGGGAAGGCTGCCGTTCCGATCGACCAGGCCGCACGAACTATGACCACCAGGAACGAGACGGGCATGGCGTTCCTGACCCAGTTCCGCGATCGGGTGCGCGACCTCGACCCTCACCGCGATCCCCTGACCACCGTGGTGGCAGACGGCGCGAATCACGGCCTGGTGGAGCCATCCGGGGCGTTCATCGCGGAGCTGCGGGGTGGTGGATCGAAGCACCGCCCGGTCTCCGATCCGCTGTGCACTGTCGTCGCGAACGGCAACCACCACGGCCTCGTCACCACGTACTACGGCAACGGCGGCACCCGCCCGGTCGACGAAGCACTGGCGACTGTGACAGCGACCGAGCGGCACGCGCTGCTCATGCGGAACAACTCATCGAGGAGCGGTGACGGCTCCGAGATGGTCACCCCAGCCAGGGAACCGGCCCGCACGATAACCACCACGGGCTACCAGTCACTACTGGCCGCCGAGCGACCGACCATCGACGTCGACGAAGTCCTGTTCCGGATGCTCGAACCGCGCGAGATCACCGCAGCCATGGACTTCCCCACTGCCTACGTGATGCTCGGCAACCGGCGCGAACAGGTGCGCCTAGCCGGGAACGCGGTCACACCTCCCGCCGCGAGGGATCTTGTTGGCGTCGTGGCTGAATCGCTGGGGGTCTGATGGACATCTACATCGTGATCGATGAATCCCGGGTTGTCGGCGCTAGCGCCCGTTTGCAGGGTGCGGAGTTGATCCGTGCGAAGGCAGCCGTCGAGTCGGCCGATTCGGGTGCGCGTGTACGGGCGGGGTTGCCGCCCAGTGTGATCCCGGATCGTGAGTCGGAGGCGTGGCGCGCCGACCATCGCGCCGCCTACGACCGGCTGCGGATCGAGAACCATGAACTACAGGACATGGACGACTGATGCCCATCCGTCCTGAGAACAAGCACCGGTATCCGCCGGACTGGAAGCAGATCAGTGAGCGGATCCGGTTTGAGCGCGCTGGTGGACGCTGTGAGTGTGAGGGGGAGTGTGGGCGCGGCACCCATGAGGGTCGCTGCCCGAATGTTCACGGGTTGTCCGCTTACGGCACCGGCAGCAAGGTTGTGCTCACCGTCGCGCACCTGAACCACACACCGGAGGACTGCGGCGACGCCAACCTCCGCGCGATGTGCAACGGCTGCCATTTGCACTACGACCGTGAGCACCACGCCCAGACGGCGCAACGCACGCGCACGGCGGCGCTCGAAGCTCAGATGGAGGCGATGTTCTGATGCGCGCGTTGACTGTTCAGCAGCCGTGGGCGTGGGCGATCTTCAACGGTAAGAGGATCGAGAACCGCACCCAGCTGTGGCGCTATCGCGGTCCGCTTGCGATCCACGCGGGGCAGCGTCTCTCTGATCGCGGCATGGGGGACGAGCGCATCCACCGGGCGGTGCGGCATTGGCAGCGCGGCGTTGTGGCACACGGGGGCGCTACGCCGCTGCTGCGTGACGCGCTGGAGTACGGCGTCGTGCTTGGGGTTGTGGATCTGGTCGACTGTCACCCCGACGCTGGCTGCTGCGCCCCGTGGGGTGAGCAGGCCTACGTCGAGCACGGCGGCCGTGAGCGTCGCCGCATCACCCACTTGGTGCTGGAGCGCCCCCGTCTGCTGCCTGAGCCGATCCCATGCAAGGGGCTGCTGGGGTTGTGGACCCCGCCCGCCGATATCACCGCTCAACTCGAGGAGCTGACTCGATGACCAATGTTTGCTACGACACCGAGTTCCTCGATGATGGCCACACTATCGAGCTGATCTCGATCGGGATCGTGACCGACCAAGCCAGGGGCGAAGGGTACTACGCGGTCAACGCTGAGTGCGATTTCGAGCGCATCCGTGATCACGATTGGTTGTGGGTCAATGTGGTTCCGCACCTGCCGACAACAAAGACGGACTGGACGGACCCGAATCACGGCCGTCTAGTCACGAGGCTGGACCGCCGCGCTGCGTGCGTGAAGCCCAAGTGGGTGATCGCGAATGAGGTGCGCGACCTGATCTTGCGTCGCACCGTGAAACCGGATCTGTGGGCGTACTTCGCCGCCTACGACCACGTGGCTCTGGCGCAGTTGTGGGGACCGATGTCTGATCTGCCGGACGGGATCCCGATGTACACCCACGATCTGAAGCAGGAGATGGACCGTCTGGGGGTGCGGTCCGATGTGGTGCCGAAACCAGAGAATGTGCACGACGCGCTCGCCGATGCCCGCTGGAATATGGCGATGCTGCGTCACCTGAAGGCGCTGTCATGAGTTTCACTGCTGCGTATCACGGCGCGTGTGGTTACGGGGATCGGATCGAGCCGGGCGACCAGGTGGTGTACGAGGACGGCGAACTGGTGCACGTCGGCTGCGCGAACATCGATGTGGCGGAGACGCCTTGTCGTGACTGCAACCTGGTGCACGCCGGGAGGTGCTTCTGATGAGTTTGCATGTGCGTTTGCGGATCAACAGCGATCTGGTGGAGGCGGTGGAGATCACCCGGGACCACGACGATAACGGCACTGATGTTGATGCGGTGAATGTTGGTGAGTTGTGGTTGTCGGCGCACGCGGAGGGGATGCGCAACGGCCTGGAGTTGGCGGCGTCGCTGTGCAACGACCTCGCTGGCGAGCGGTCGGGTATTTCGGAGGCGGCGTTGGAGAACGCCCGCGACGAAATCCGGCTACTGGCCCTGCAAATCGCCGACCCTGACGCGACCAACGTCGACACCCCGGGAGACCCTGATGCCTGACCTTACTCAGAACGAGCTCGACGCTATCGCCGACGCGCGAAACCTGTTGGAGTCGTACGGATTCGTGGTGTTGCGCGAGAAGTCGTACCGGCAGGCCCAGGAGCGGCAGCGGGTGGCCGAGTGCTACCGAGACCGCGAGATAGAAGCCGCTGAGAGTGCGCGTCACTGGGCACGTAACTGCCTTGATGAAGAGCGGCGAATACGTGATCGGTGCACGTTCCTGTACGGCGCCGCGCGGGCCGCGGGTTGCTCGGTCGAGGAGTTGAGTGGCCATGCCTGAGTGTCCGACGCCGGCGAAGAAGGCGTTCCGGTCGAAGGCTGCGGCGTGCCGGTTTCAACGCCGCAACTATAACGGGCCGGGTAAGGACCGGTTGTGGCCGTACGAATGTGTGTGCGGTAGTTGGCATTTGACGCACCAGACGCCCGCCGAGCAGGCGCGGATCGCGGCCCGCGTTCAGGCGGCCCGGCCGCGGACGGTGTTGCGGATCGTGTGCCCCCGTGGCTGCGACCAGTCGATCAGTGTGGTGCGCCCCGACCTCGAACCGCTACCGCAGGTCCCGGACCCTGACCGGCGCTCCCCGTATCCGAACCCGCAGGAACGGGCGTGGTTCGAACGCACCGGGCAGGCCGTGTGTGAGGCGCTGCTCGCGCACGCGCTGTTCGAGTGCACCGCGTTCCAGGCCGAGGACCGCGACTGTGGGCACCAGCAGGGCGCCTACCAGTGCAACCTCAGCGCCGGACACCACGGGCGGCATGAGGTGTTGGAGTACATCGAGGCCGAGGATCGCACCGTCACCGTCGCGTGGTGGCCCAACCTGCAGGCCGTCCAGTGAGCGCGGCGATGTCAACACCGGAGCTGTTGGGGCGTCTGCAGCGGCACTACATCAAGCCCGGGCTGTCGCTGCCGGGCGGCATATTTCTGCCCGAGGTCGGCTGGAACGGCGGCGCGGGTGGCGGCTGTGACGCCATCTACGTGGGGTTCACCACCACCAGCGGTCGCATCCTTGTCGGCCACGAACTGAAAGTCAGCCGTGCTGACTGGCTCAACGAGCTCAACAAGCCCGGGAAGTCCGATCCGTGGGCCGATCAGTGTCACGAATGGTGGCTTGTCGTCAACGATCCGGCGATCGTCCACCCGGGCGAGTTACCGGCGCACTGGGGGCTTATGGTGCCCGGCACGTCGAAGACTCGCATGAAGATCCACACCCGCGCGGTGCGGAAGGATCCGACGACGCACTGCCCGTCGTGGCAGGCGGTCCGGTCGATCATGGCCCGCCAAGACACCCTGCGGTCGCAGGCCATCGCCAATGTTCGGAACGGCGCGCGTGAGGAAGCCGGCCGGGAGTTGAGGCAACGCGTCGAAGATGAGGTTTCGCGCCGCATGCGCAACGCGCCCGACGCCGAGCTGCTGCGGGAGCAGATGCGCCAGATCACCGAGGCGTTGGGTGGGCAGATCTTGTTCGACGACCGGCCCCGCGGCTACTACTACGGCCGCGAGATCGGCCTCCCTGAACTGGCGGCCATCGGGGAGTTGTGCCGGGAGCACCGCAACCTCCGCAAGGCCATCGACGACCTGACCGCCGGATACACGATCGGCAACGTCCGCCGCGCGGTCGATCAGCTCGAGCGGGCGATCGTGAACCTGCGGGCCGTGCCCGGGCAGCAGATGGAGCTCACATCATGACCGCGCCGACCCCGACGCGGCGGAGCGGTTTGATCCCGCCGCGCTCACCGACGCTGAACGCACCGAACTACTCACCCTCGCAACCCGACTAGTGAACTGGAGCCACCCATGACCATTGACCGTGAAGCACTCAATGACGAATTCCGTTCTGAGATAGAGAAGTTGCTACGCTCCGGGATGCCGGACCTGGTCGTCGAGGGTTACATGAAAGCCAAGGTGAGAACCCTCGCTGACCGGCACTCAGCCGAGCAGTGGCGCGACCTACGCGCCTACGTCGACGAGGTGGGCGAGCAGGCGCACCAGGGTGACCCCGTCAAAAAGGCGCGCGTCGACCACTTCAACGACATGTTCATCGCCGAACTGAAGAAACGGCAGGGTGTCTGATGTTCGAAAATGTGAACGATGCCCGTGAGTTGATCAACCAGGCGGTCGGCGCCGGCTCGGTGTGCTGGGTCGGCGGCACCGGCCAACTCTCATCGTGAACTACCGCACCGCGATGGCGAAAGCGGCTACCGAGGGTCAGGACGAAGCCGTCACGTTGGCTAGCATGGCCTTGGCGCTGAAGGGCATCATGGATCAGCCTGGCGGCGCCGAGCATGTCGCCGTCAGCCTCGTCGTCGCGGTCTCTCGGCTGGCCCGCCGATGAGCCTGCCACCCACGTTGACGTACCTGCACCGGCGGACCCGCGCCTCGTTCAGCCACGCCGCGCTGGCCCGTGACAACCGGTGCCTGACACGCGACCCCAGCGACTACTACGGCCGGCACCGCCGCGGCAACAGCCACGAACTGTGCAGCCTTTGCCGGCTCCGGGAAACCCGCGACCCGTTCGGTGTCCTCCCCCCCGTCGTGTGCGGGCACCGCCTCGACGATCCGCAGAAGCAGTCATCGAACTACGCGTGGCAGCCCGGCATGTCGCCCTGGCCCGGCGGCGAACCACCCACCCTGAGAGGAACGTTCGACCAATGAGCCACCACGTCACCGTCCCGCAGTTCTTCCTGAAAACGATCCGCGTGTACAGGCGTGTCGAGGTCGACGCCGACACGCACTGGCTGCCCGCGGGCCACTGGTACCGCCGCCGCGACCTGACCCGCCTCACCGGTTGGCGGCTCGTCCGGCACCGGATCCTGTGGGGATTCACCGGATTGATCGACGCCCGATGAGCGCCCCCACCGGCGGCACCTACACCATCGGCAGCCGGACATTCGACCACCGGGGCAACAAGATCGGCCCGCCCTACCCTCTGGGGTCACCGGAACTGCGCCAACACATCGCCGACATGGTGTGGCAGTCCCAGCTCACCCCGTACCAGCGCCTCCAGGTCGACGGCGACGTCCCACGGTTCCTCACCGCCACCCGAGAAGACGAAACGTGAGCGCCGCGTTGGACCGGGAGTTGTACGTGTGCCCCGCAGAAAACCTCAACCGCTGCGACCTCATCGGCCCCTACCGTGTCGCACCCCACCACCACTGCGACAACGACCAGGACCACCAGGGCGCCCACGAATGCGCCTGCGGACACCGATGGGCCGAGGCCGACGATGCGTGAGATCCACGTTGTGACCGGCCACCGGCACCGCCTACAGGCCATCGGGATCGGCGACGACCGCCGCTGGCGCATCATCTGCCCCGACGGCGGCCAGAACTGCGAATGCTGGATCGAATGCCAAGAGGCACACCCCTGCAACTGCGGCCCCCACCCCCACGATCAGCACTGCGCCCCCGACTGCGACGAGGATCATTCGCTCGAGTGCGACGAGTGGTTGTGGAACGACGAAGAACTCCACGGCCAGGAACACCGCTACGTCAGCGACATGCTCTGCATCCGCGATTCCGGCTGCTGGATGCCCCACTGGGGAATTGAGTTCGACAACCCCCAGTCGTTGCCGCCCGGCGTCTACGACTTCGACTACGAAGACCCCGACGATGATATGGGCGGCACGCTGTACATCGTCGCGATGAGGCCCGCCGATGACTGATCCGCGGATCCGGTTGCTGTTCACCCCCAGCCAACTCCGATCATTCGGGCGGTGCCCGGACTGCGGATTCCATCCACCGACACAAGATCACCACCCCGACTGCCCGACCCAACCAGAGAAAGAACGTCCATGAAACTGTTCCGCCGCAACCGCAAACCCTCACCACTGGACACTCTCGCGGCCCAGATGAAAGCCCAACCCGGCGTGTGGTTCGACTACCCCGAAGACACCATGCTCCTCGGCCGCGAAGCGTTCTTCGCCTACGAAGTCATCGCCGACCCGACGAGGGGCACCGTTCTGATCCGGCGCCGACTCGACGCCGGATAACCCGGTGCACCCCCAACGACTACACAACAGGACGGCAATGGAAACCCAACAGGGAGTGTGTGATGCGTGAGCGGCGATGGGCGACGAAACCCCAAGCGGCACAGTACGCCGTTGTCCACCCGAACACGATCGACAACTGGGTCGCCGCCGGTTTGATCCGGGCCTACAAGCTCGGGCCCCGGCTGGTGCGCTACGACCTCGCCGAGATCGACGCCATGAGCACCACAACGGCTGCTGCGCGGGAGGTGGCCGAGTAATGCCACGCATCCGCACTCTGAAGCCGCAGTTCTGGGATTCGCCGTCCACCGCCCGCGCGGATCTGGCGTGCCGGCTGCTGTTCATGGCGATGTGGAATTGGGCCGACGACGCCGGACGCGGCACCGCGAACCTCAAAGAACTCGAGGCGTTCGCGTTCCCCAACGACGACGTGACACAGCTCCCGAGGCGGAGTTGCCGAAATTCGGCGGCAGTGTGGCCGAACTTTGCCGAGCTGTTTTCCGAGACCGTTTCGGCCTACGGAGTGACCCTCTACGAGGTCGCAGGCCGCCGATACTACGAAATTAGCTCATTCCGCATCCACCAGAGCAAGCACTTCAAATCAGAGTCATCACTACCCGGCCCCGCCGACGGCCAAATATGGGACCTGGCCAGCGAATACAGCACCCACACACCAACCCCGACAACCCCACCCGCCGAACTTCGGGCGCACAGTAGCCGAAATTCGGCGCTTAGCCGCCGAGATCCGCCGTTAGATAGGGATAGGGATAGGGATAGGGATAGGGATGTCGTCTACGACGACCCCGCGCGCGAAACCGACGAACCACCACCCCCCGAACCGCCCTACGACCCCGACGCCGAACCACCACAAAACGCCGTCGCCGTCCAAGCCCCCGAACACATCGACACCCCCAACACCCGACCCCGCCGCACACCCAGCAACGCCGCCCAAACCCTCGTACGCCAAGAACTCGGCGACATCGGAAACCCATACCCCCGAACCACCCACATCCGACTCGCACTCCAAGTCGAAACCCTCATCCGCGAAAACCAAACCGACACCCGCATCCGCCAAGCACTCAAAGAGTGGGACCACCGCGACGACTGCACCANACCCGAATACCTCCCCACCGTCCTCGCAGACCTCGTCAAAGCCGAACGCGCACAACCCGGCAACAACGGCCGCCCACCCAACAAACTCCGCGCCACCGCCACCCTCGCCGCCACCCAACGCGCACGCGAAAACGCCCACACAACCAACCCACCGAAGGAACTCGAATGATCACCACAGCCGACGCACTCGACGTCATGACCGAAGTAGCGGCCTGCCACCACCGCACCGCCCCCCGCATGGACGACGAAGAAGCCGCACTCGTCACCGCCACCATCTGGGCACGCCTGTTCAACCATCACCACCTCGAGCAGCCCGACCTACTCGCCGCCGTCGAAAAGCGCGCCGCCGAAGGCCACGTCGACGCGCCCGAACCCGCCGAAATCATCACCTACGCCCGAGCCATCCGACGCGAACGCAACGACCGCACCGGCCCCACCCCCGAATACCAAGCACTCTGCGAATCCAAAGGCGCAGACACACAAGAACTCGCCGCCAACCGAACACGCCTCGCCCAACTCGCCGCCGGAATCGGAAAGACCATCGACGATGCCTGACGAAATGCGACTCGACGAAAACAGCCGCGTCATCCTCGACCCCCAACCACCCGACCACCGCCACCCCCAAGCCATCCAAGCCTGCCCGCTCTGCGACACCGAAGGCATCCGAGGCGGATTCCCCTGCCACCACACCGACCACGCAGCCGCCGCCAAACGCGGAAAAGCCGCCTGCATCGCCCAACTCAAAGCCAAACGCACCCCAACCGACACCACCCAGCCCGAAACCCACCCCCAATGA